GGTTGCCGGACAAACTGCTTGCCCTTTCTTGTGCCCTCACGCTTGGCGCGAGAGGTCGCAGCATACTCAGCATCAGAGAGAGACTTGATTGCCTTCTCAGGCAGGTATCTCTCCCCTGTTGCCTTTGGCCCTTGAGTAGATGGCTTGCCGGATTTTGTCCGCCACTTCTGCCGAGTCCACTTCTTGAGGCTGCGCTGCGAGCTCTTGAGCGGCATTTACTTTTTCTTTGTCATACCGCCGCGCATCATCTTCGCGGGCTTCTTTGCCATACCACCGCCACGCATAGGCTTAGCCTTGCCGCCGCGCTTCATCGTGGATGTCTTCTTCATTGCACGAGGCTTCATTGCCATGAGTCAGTCTCCTTTTGCGATTGACGACAAGCTCTTCATACTCATCGCTTGGATATGCTGCATAATAACCTAATGCCTCAAGCCTGTCACTAGCAGCAACAACGGCCTTGAGATCCTGTATGAACACCATGCAGTAGTCATCTGAGACTGAGCTCTCCCAGTCGTTCTCTGTCAGGAAATCCAGTTCCGCATCTTCCGCGCCATACTCTGGATGAAACTGCATACAGTGAAGGGATGGGTGCTCTTCGTTGAGCGCAGCCACGAATTCTGCAAACTCTTCGAGATCAGGTATGCCATAGGAAGCGACAACGATAAGTTCCTTATCAAAATTATAAAAGCCCGCACAGAATTTACGGGCATCTTCATAGATCAGATCAGTTTCAACAACGAGAACCTTATTCTCTCTCCAAGCCTTACGCGCATATGGGCACGGCGGAAGGCCGTTTAGATATTCGCTTGGAACTTCCAGAACTTCAGCAGACCAACTGCGAAGGTCTTCCTCAATCGCGGTATCCACCACCTTTAGCCTTATACTCACGAGCCAACATCTGTGCTTTGCGCGCTGACCACTGGCCCGGCTTCCCCCCTTTTCCACCTGCTTTAATCTTTTCAAACAGGCGCTTCCGCATTGCAGGCTTTGTGTAATTGCCTGCTTCGTTAACACGGCTCTTGGTCTGACCACCGCGCTTCATTTTTGAAGTGCCGCGACCGCCAGTGCCGTCATCAATATTCTTAGAGGCCCGAATAAGAGCAAGATCCGCAGCGTCATTGCCAGTGGATATAAAACCACCAGCTTTCTTTTTGTCTGCTTTGTATCCGGAGGCATAGGCGGCTTGGGCCTGACGCACAGCGCCAGCACGGGTTGGATATACCTTCCCGCTACTACCCCACTTATAACCGCCTGATACTTTCCGAATAGGCATTAAACAAAACGGCCTTTTGTTTTGCCGCGCTGAGCAATGCCATCACCGCGAACACGACCGCCCATCTTCTTCTTCATAACACCACCGCTCTTGCGGCTCAGGCTGTCAGTAAGTTGGCGCTCAAGTTCGTTTGCTTCAGCACGAGTGCGACCGATAGCTGCTCCCTCTTCACCTGCCAGAAGACGGTTCATACCGCGCACCTGTGCCTGACGAACTGCTTCTGCGCCACGAGCAAGCATGTTGCCCAACCCGCCCTCTTCACGGCGGCGCTCTTGTGCTGCGCGATACTCAGCTTCTTGACGCGCAGGGCGGCTTTCGCGGAAATCTGCTTCCCGGCGCTTTGCCGCAATTTGATTAGCAAGACCTGTGCGGTTAACACCACCACGCTGCATTTTTTTAGTTTTTTTCATGACTCTGTTTCCTGTAAGTTGAGAGCCCATCTGGGATCGAGAGATTGTCATTACCACTTCACCTTATCTGCCCAGTAAGCCGCAGACATCTTGCCTTTGGCGATGTTCTTTGCATGCCGAGCTTTGAAAGACTTGCGGCGGTTGCGATACGACTCAGACTCACCAGCTTTTTTAGGAGAGCCCTTAACACCCTGCTGACCGAAGCGGATCGTCTTCACTTTGTCGCCTTCTTTGGCAACAACAACATGAGACTTTGTGGGGTGGTTGGGTGTGCGCTTCGGCTTGTTAACACCCGATACACCTGCCCGCTTTACTGCGGCTCGTGCTTTATCTGCTGCAGTCTGTGCCATCTTACTTCCTCAAGTACCGCTCAATAGAGTCGAGCTTGTCCATGACGGCCTTAAAGTTGGCTTTCATTTCCTTGAACTCACGATCGTGCGCCTCTTTGTTGGCCTGCAAAACAGCCTTTAGAACCGCAATGTCAGTGCTTTGAGTCTGCACGGTCTTATACAAGTAGAAAACAGCGCCCGCGAGCGGTGCCACTAGCCACTTGAGGATCAAGTCAATAAGATCAAGCATGTCACCACTCTTTACGCTGCCACGCTGGTGGTTTTACCGATCCACCCTTTTTATAGTATACGCGCATACGTTTCCCTACTCGTAATACAAACCGACTTCGGCCAGATTTGTCATGTTTACATAGATACCGTTACTGAAGATAAAGCCTTCATTAGGTATCTTAATATCGTTTGCAAACGTATCGGAAGCGGCAACATTCTTGCACATAATATGACGCTTTGGAGTTACTCCCGCGGCGGGAGTATATGCAACATATAAACAAGCGGGATCACCTGTAATCGTGTCAGAGTTCAACATCGTAACTGTGAACGTATCCGCGCTTGTTACTGTGATCTCGTAGTTGCCTGATTGCGCATTTCCACCTGTCCCTGCGCTGAAGCAGATACCGACCCTATCGCCGGTGGAAAGCCCGTGACCAACATCGGTTACGGTGACAGTAGTGGTTGACTGCGCATATGTTCCAGATACAGGTGCGGTGTCTGTGTCAAAAATAGTCAGCTTACCCGCGCTGGCTGTTCCAAGAAACGAGACTAACTTTAGCCGATGTCTGCCAAGAGCGGCAAACCCACTCTCAGCACGGGCAGCATGAAAGATTTGAGATAAACTATTCATGTGCTAGTTTTCCTTTTCCTTACTATTTGGAGTTTCCTCCTCGCACTGAGCGAGAAGGAAATCCAACATTGCTATCGCGCCGTTTGCCTGCTGAAGCATATCAAGATGTTTCTGCCGCTCTCTTACGGCATCTTCTTTAAACTCCAGCAAGCGCTCTTTTGACAGTGACATTAGGTTGGCTCTGCCGCGTAAAGTGGGATCCAGTAGTTTGTGCCGGCAACACGAACACGCAAACCACCATAGGCAGTGCCAAGCGTGCTGCCAGCTACAACCATGTGTCCTGCTCCAGCGGTTACACCTGCAAGATTGAAGAACACAGCGTCGTCATCAATTGCAGCAACGCCAGCACCTTGAGTCGAAATGTGCATGAACGAAGTCAGGGTGCCTGTGTCAGCGCCCGATGGTGCGTTCAATTCGATTTCAAGAGGGGCGTATGTGCCCGAAGTGGTGCCTGCACTCAAAGTCATCTCTGCAACAAAAGCAGAACCCAAACCTGTGGTGCTGCCAGATGCGCCGTAAACAGTAATTGCTTTAAGCGCGTTAGAGTAAGAGCCAAGAGCCGCATCAGCGTTCAACTGAAAGCGAGCACGACCAGCAAGGCCTCCAGCACCACTCATTGTGTTTTCCATCACAATAGGCTCGATATTAGAACCACCAGTGGAAGTGCTCGAATAGGTGAGATCGATGGAACCGTCAGACGCAATGTCAAGGCTTGTGGTGTAAGCACCAGTTGTTGCGTTTTTATCAACAACCTCAAAGCCACCTTCAGAGCGGACTGGGCCGGTAAAAGTTGTATTAGCCATATTTTCATACCTCATGCACAAGGGTTTAGCCGTTCAGTCTGTGCATCGTCAGGAGGGCCAACCTGTCTGCACGGCTATGAAAGAGCCCTGTCAAAACAATACATGAGGACGGCACAAAAAGAAAGGGCCACCGAAGTGGCCCTCTCCAACTGTAACTCTTCACAAGGATAATAGCAGCCGAATTATGCGCCGGGCGAGCCGTAGATGCCGAGAGGATCGGACACACCGAAGCTGTAACGCTCACGCGCTTTATAGCGCACGTTACCGGTATCGAAATCCCCGTCCATCGATGTGCTCATGGGTGTCCGCACGAAGTGCTTCATGCCGTTTGGAACATCGGTGGTGATGAAGAATGCATCTGCGTCAGTCAAGTAGTGGTTGACGCGGAAGCCTTCAGGGATCGAACCGTTGTTGCGCAGCGCGTTGATGTCGTTATCGGCAGTGCCGGTGCGCAACTCAGTCTGAAGCAGACGGGTTGCAACGAACATCAATGCAGGCGGAACAATCAGCTTGCGAGGACGGGCCGCGATCAACAGGCCGCGCTCATCAGTGAACGCTGCGATGTCGATAACTGCCTGCTCAAGCGAGGTTTCGTTCAAGTCCGCATCAACCGAAGGACGGTTGCGGTTCGTGGTGCCTTCCACAGTTGGGTGAGAAGCGTTGAACAGAGTGACGTTGTCACCGGAGTTGAAGGTTGTGAAACCGTTGTTGAGCAAGGATGCTGCTTTAACCTGCTTCGTGTAAGCCATCGCGCGAGCAAGCGCTTTGGTGTAACGAGCGGAGAGCGAGTCATACAGGTTGTCTTCCATCGCCTCTTCGGTGATGGAGAAGCCCATAGCCACGGTCTCGTGGTTATAGCGAGCAGTGAACGCCTCTTGTGCGTTGTCGTAAGAGATCGCCGCACCTTCCGATTTTACTGGCGCTGCGCCAAAACCGGAAAGTTTTACCTCTTCCTCAAAACTACGTTCTGAGGTTTCGGTTTCGTAAATCTCAGCATGCTCGTTCTCGTAAGTTGCATACTCCTGACCGAACAAAGCATTCAGGCCGGGAAGTAGTTCTTTGAGAATCTGGGAACGTGAAATTGTCATGTCATATCCTCCTTATACACCGAGCGAGTTGGTGTAAGAGTGGACACCCACGTTCAGCTTAACGATGAACTCTGGATAGTCATCGGACTCAGTGCCCTTGACTGTGTCAACAATACGAACCGCGAGCGTTGAGGTTGCTGCAAGGCTGCCACCGTTGGTGCCAACAGTCATCAAGATACCGGACTTACCGGTAGAAGACGATGCAGTTGCAAAGGTGAGCGATGCGTTTTTGCCGATTGCGCCCGGCCAGCCGGAACCATCGGTGCCGCTGTTGAAAGTGCCGAGTGCTGCAGATCCTTTGATCTGGAACAGTGCATCTGGATCATCCATCACGCGGACGAAGATTTCAGTTGCGCCGCCAGTTGCAAGGTTTGCTGGCATGTAGTTGTTGTAAGTAGGCTGGCCGTTGCTATCGACATAACGAGAACCAACGCAAACACCAACAATACCTGCAGTTGCGTCTGCAGAAGTCGAAGGAATCTTAATAGCAGTTGGAGTCGAGGTCGCAGCAGAAGGCTGGCCCGAAGACGAAAGAACAACAAGATCACCGTTGTAAATTGCAGCAGAGTTGTTGGCTGCAACTTTGAATTCACGAATGACCCCGCCGTTGAAAGGCTGACCACCGATAAGGTTTACCGGCTGAAGCCCATAGGGAGTGGCTGTAGATGCCATAACACTTCTCCTATAAGAACAGGGTTAAGGCAAATGATTCATTCACTTGCCAAATGAAGTGCGCGTGTTTCGCTCAGGCCGGAGCACTGGCATACGCGGATCGGACTGACGCAAGTAGCTGTTATCAACTGCTTCCATCTGCTTGTTTGACGCTTCGAGCAATTGCTCTGTGCGGTCATCAGCAATGTCCTTGTCAATTGCGCAGAGCATGAGACCACCAACCTCAATATTATCTGGAAAGCGCGAATCCAGATCCGGCAACAGTTGCATCTCAGGATGATCTGCTGCTTTCACGGGCACATAGCCCTCACGGAATCGTGCCGAAACATTCGGGTTGTCGTTCTGCCCTAGCAGGGAGGTGCGAATCCATCGGTAATGCAGGCCGTCTTTCGGCTCTGGGGTCGGGAGAGCGGATGGCCGCTGCCACGTTTTCTTACGTTCAGTCTTTTCGCGAGTCTGAAGTTCGCGTGGGGTGCGATCAGCCATGTTGCTGCTCCTTTAAAAGTTGCGCCGCGTATGCTTCGGGCGTGATGCCAAGTCGTTTTGCCAGAGCCACTTGGGTCTGGGTCAACTTAACTTTTTTCGGGTTTTTCGAACTACGAGTAGCTGGGGCAACCACGTTGGCCTTTTTCTTTGGTGCAACTTCAAACTCTTCCGAGTCGTCAGTCGAGAACTTGTCCGCAAAGCGCTGACGCACTTGCCGGTTGATCTCAGAATAATATTTTTCTGAGTTCGGATCAACGCCGTTATAGACTAATTCCTCATGCACACCCAACGCAAAGGCCGTCATCTGACGATCTTTGCCATACCAGTCGTTTTCAGAGAGCCACTCTTTCTGGCGCTCATCAAGCTGAGGCACCTGTGGCTGCTGCTGATACTGGGTCTGTTGAGGTTGCTGCGGCTGTTGTGCTGGCCGGGGCTTATAGCCCTTCAGGCGATACATATCATTGTTGAGAGAGGTCAGTTTTTCTTGTGCCTCAATCATCTTGTCTGTATCACCAAGCTCATATGCGTCCTTATAGGCCGCTTTTGCTTGCGTCAGTTGCGCCTCAAGGCGCGCTTTTGCCTGCTCAACAAGGGTTCCCTCGTTTTGCTGCAATTGCTGACGGAGCTTTTCGTTTTCAGACTGGAAAGTCTGGGTCACACGCAGGAGTTCTTCCCGCTCACGAGCCAGTGCCTGACGTTGACGCTCTGCTTCTTTTGCTTCGAAGCTGAGTTTCTTCATCCGTTTCTGAACACGTTCACTGTATGACTCAATTTCGTCATCTTCCGGGATGTCTGGCCCGTCATAGTCTTTGACGCGGGGCTTGTCGTCCTCCGAAACGTCATCAACTACCTCGATTTCGAAGTCATCAGAAGAATCCTCAGTAACTTTACGTTCTTCGTTGAGGTCTTCTTTTAGTTCCTGCTCGATATTTTCTGCTGCATTACTCATCGTTATGCCCTCTTATACCCGCGCGGATCCTCAACCACTGCTTCAACAGTGTCATCGTTGATAAGGCGGAACTCCTTATCCATGATTTTGAAGCGAGTGCCTGAATATGAGCGGAAAATTACAAAATCCCCCTCCTTGCAATACGGCCCGTGTGGGAATTTGTCTGGGTCGCTGTAGGCATCTGGGCCTGCGTCCAGCACATATCCGATAATTGAGGCAGTTTGCTCTGCATCTTTCAAAGTATCCGGCAGGTAAACCCCGCCGTCAGTCTTCTGAGATACATCCAAGGTGGCGATGAGAAGTTTATAGCCCTGCGGCTTGGGAAGTTTCTTACGAACTTCTTCCGGCATGTCCTGCTTCGTATACATTTCCAGCCTCTGCAGTGATTTGGGTTCACCGTTACCCTGCGCCCTCATGGCGTGAAGCTAGAATCGCAGAACTAATTCTAACTTTCAATATATCTTTTCTGAATTTCAGACATATCTGTTAGAACTAATTCTAATGCATCGAATTTACCGGTGGCGCGGCTGTATTCTTCCATAGTTTTACAGCCACCACTGACAATGTATTCGGAGAGAGAGGACTTATATTCCTCAATTCTCCTCTTGAGTGCCTCTATCGGATCCATCTCTTATCCCCTTCATGATATCTTCAGCGACTTTCAGGCCGATCTCCGTGCCTTTTATGCGCTCTTTCGACTGACGCTGGTCAAGCTGCGTGGCAAGACGCGCGCCAACCTGTGCTGCTGTGCGCTGGTTCTCTGCTTCCACGCGATCCTCTTGAACCTGCAGGTTTCCTGCAGTGCGGAGGCGCTCAATCTCCAGCTTCTCCATGTCAACAAGAGCCTCATGGCGGGCCTCAGCTTCTTTGAGCGCAACTTCACGCTCTTTAAGCTCAAGCTCTTTGCGCTGAATCTGAGTAAGCGGATCTTTCTCAGCCTGCTGCTGAGCCAGCATCGCTGCCTCTGCCTGATCCTTACGCAACAGCTTGTCGGCTGCTTCTGCCGCCAGACGGGAAACTTCGCGCTCCACATCTTCTGGAAGCTGTGCCTCTGGGTCTGGCATTTCCACGCCCAACTGCTTCTGGATCTCCACACGATACTGCATCGCAATGTGCTCTGTAACGTGAGAGGCCATAGCGGACTGGATAGCCGCAGCAAACGGAGACTGCCCAACGATCTGCTGGATCTTTGGATCTTGTGCCGCTGCCATATGAACGCGGATGTGCGCTTCGTGATCTTGATACATGAACGCCTTTACAGGCTCCTGCTTCATGATTGCCATATTCTCGCTGACAGGATCCATCGGCTTGATGTCTTCTGGCAACTTCACGATTTCGTCAGCGTCCTTAATGTTCAGGACTTCCAGCATTTCGCGATGGAGCTTGCCCATGTTGTAAAGCTGCGGAGCCTGCTGCGCCAACTGAAGAGCAGTCTGATACTGCACCACACGCTGCGCCATCGTGGCTGCATTCGGATCAGAAACCGGAATAACATCAACGCGACCATCGAAGTCCTCAACTCTGTTGAACTGCCCTTCGCGATCATAGTCATACTCTGGCCCCATATAGTCACCGATCACACGCGCAATCAGGCGGAGCTCCTGCTTGAGAGCCGCATGCATACGGGCTTGAACGCCAGACATAACCTTCAGTGTGCGCTCCATCAAAGCCAGCGTTGTGCCGACAGGAGCATTTGGATTCATACTGCCAACCTGAACATCGGCAATCGAACCGATACGGCGGGCTTCTTCAACCACATTGCCCAACAACTGATACAAAGTGCCTGACGGCTCTTTGTATGGCAGCGGGATCAAAGCATCACGAATCGAACCACCCGGCACATCCACATCACGGAACTCGCCCGGCATCAGCGGGGTGTTGTCTCCAGTGATCCGCATGCCCTTGGCCTTAAAACCTGCAGGCAAGTTGGACAGAGTGCCGGCATCAATCAACTGACGAAGAATTGAAGTCGCGGTCTTTGCCAGACCACCGATCAAGTGAATCAAACCAAGGCCATAGAAGCCAAGTCCGGGAAGATACTTGTAATGCACAAAGTGCATTAGCTTCTTTTTCTTGGGATCATCTTCATCCCAGTTGCGGCGGATCGCAAGGATGGTGCGCGTAGATTTATCGAGCGTGACAACATACGGACGCGCAATGCCGTCTGGATCATCCAGATCTTCTGGCATGTTCATTGTGACATGCATCTCAAGAATTGTGTGACGATCATCATCGTCCAACACTTCCTCTTCGCCCATCATCTCATTGTATTTTTCCTGAATGTCAGTGATTTCAGGAGACGGGGCAGGAAGTTCAACTTCGCGATAGAAGCCGGAGATCTGCAACTCAATGATTTCATTTGCAGTCTTCTTCATCACATGGGTGTAACGATCACAGCGGCGCAGGTCTGTTGCGCCGTATCCAACAACCATGTCTTCCGCAGGAACGAACATCGCACATGGACGCTCGTAAATCGGATCATAGTAAACCTTCTTGAACCCCGAACCAGCGAGTGCCGTGCGGAACAATAGCTGTTCCATCTCATCGCGGTATTCGGTCATCTCTTCGGTGATCTGGTAATTCAGTTCAGTTTCAACGCGAACTGCCTGATCCTGAAGCTCTGGTGTTTCCTTGCCCATGATCTTGGTGCGGGCCGGGCCGCCGGCAGGGCAAAGTTCGCCCATAGCCTGTGCCTGAAATCGAACAACCGATTCAGTCAAGACAGGGTGGAACACACCGGCTGCGCCTTCCCAAGGGATGGAGCGCTCTTCAACCTTCATCCCCAGAAGGTCTAAGCCTTTCACATAGGCGCGGGCCCAGTCTTCGCGAGAAGTGCGATCATTGTTAAAATCGCTAACCAACTCAGCAGCCATCTCATCCAGAATGTTATCATCGATAAATTCTGCGAGGTTGGCATTGTGATCT